CTAGTCCTTCGGCGGCTTCTCCAACCTCACGACAGCCGCCGCCGCGAGCCGTCGCTGATCTGCTGCGCGGGTATAGCGTTCCACCTCCTTGAGGCTTTGATGCCCGGTCATTGCCGCGATCTGGTGCGGCGTGCAGCCGGCCTCGGCTAGCCTGCGGGCGGTCGCCTTGCGGAGCCCGTGCGGCCCGAGCCCCTTCGCAATGCCCGCCTTCGCAGCACAGTCCACGAACCAGTTGTAGAAGGCGTTCCCCGACGCGAACGGCCGACCCAACTCAGTGATGAGGAAGGCCAGATGTGCCTTCGGTGCCTCGGCCAGTTCGGCGCGAAGCTCCGGGTGCATGGGTAGCTCAAGCTCATGCCCCGTCTTCTGCTGACGAATGACGATGGCGGTGCCCCGAATGTGCTGCGGCCCCATGCGGATCACGTCGCTTCGGCGCTGGCCGGTGTAGAGCAACAGTGTCAGCGCCAGCCGTGCGCGGGTGCCTCGTGGCCACTTCGCCTCGAAGGCTGCGATGTCGTCCTCAGACCATGTGGGGAAGGGCTTCTTGGTGTAGCGAAGCTTCCGCACGTCGCGGATGGGGTTGTCCTTGCGCCATCCGCGCTCGAAGCCGTGCTGGAAAAGCTGGCGCAGGACGTTGCGTAGCGCATTCGCTTGCGCCGGGGTGTCCTTATGCTTTTCGAGAATGCGCAGCAGGTGATGAGGCTCAACGTCGCGCACGAGTCTATGCCCGTGGTCCTTCAAGAAGGCTTCAAGCAACCGTCTGTATGTGCGCTGGCTGGTCGTAGTCAGTCCTGTGAAGGAGTGCGACGCATACCAAGAGGCGGCGAGCGCCGACATGCTGCCGGGCGCGACCTTGGATGCGCCGACCGGCGGCGGGCTGCCGGTCAACGCCGCCGCATAGGCGTCCATGAACTCCTTCGATCCCGGCGCCCCCGGCAGCCGCAGGTTCACGTCGCCTCGGCGGAAGTAGTGATAAAGCCGACCGCCCTTCATGTAGCGATGGACGTGCTTGAGCTTGATCCGCGTCATCACACGTCATCCCAACTGTTCGGGCGAGCCGACTGCGATGCCTTGCGGTCCTCAATCCATGCGTCGAGGTCGTGACGATCCCAGCCCTTCACGCCGTTGGTGACTTGGACAGGTTGCGGCGCGCGACCGGCCGCAACCTCTACGTCCCATGTGGACACGGCCAGCCCCACATAGAGCGCCGCCAGTTCGCGACGCAGAATGCGCGGCACGATAGGAAGGGCGGCGCCGGCAATCATGAGACGTTCGGCTCCTGCTGTGCGCGGGGGTTCCACCCCTCCACCTCGCGCACCTCGTTCGCATCGAGAATGCCGTTGCGCACAGCGATCTCATGCGCCTTCCAACGCGCCTCATAGTCGCCGCGCATCAGACCGGAGAGGTCGATCTCAAGCATCATCGTCGGGTCAGTGAAGACGCTTCGAGAGAACTCCGCTTCGATCTTCCGCACCCAAGGACCGAGCGAGAATTGCGCGAACCAAAGCGCGGCCTGCGTCGCGTTGGTGAAGGTGTTGTGCGTATAGTCTTGGATGATCGGCGGCGGCACCTGGTAAAGCCGACACAGTTCTTCAACGCTGAAGCGTCGGCTCGCGAGTACCTCGGCGTCCTCAGGACTGACGCTAATCGCCTGCCACTCAGCGCCGCCCTCCAACAGAAGGACGCGGCGAGCGTTGTGCGAGCCGGTGTATGCGTTCGACATGTCCGCCCGGAGGCGATCCATCACCGGCTTGGACAGTGAGCCAGGGAACTTGAGCGCGCCCGAGGGCGTCGCGCCGTTCTGCCACATTGCGCCCGACCACTCCTGAAGAGCCAGCGCGTTGCCAAGTACCTCTGGCGCGCGGGATAGGCGCGAACGTCCTAGAAGGCCGTCGTCTGATCGGTCGCGAAGGTGGAACACGTCCCCCGGCAGCAACCTGCGAGGAATGCCAGTGCCGCCCCAGAGGCTGTTGAACCGCACAACGTCAAACACGACAGTGCCGTTGGGCAGCATGATCGGTTGGACGTTCTGCCAAGGAACGGGAACCAGCGCGACGACCCGCCCGGCGGCGTCGTATTCGATGACCGACAAGGCATTGCCGTGCAGGAGTACTTGCGCCAGCGTCCACTCAATCCAGTCGGGCCACGTCTGCCAGTGGTTGGGACGGCGGGTCAGCCGTGCGACAGGATGCTCAGAAATCTCTGTGCGGCCCCGACCGTCGCGCCGGTAGACATACGCGGGCAGGCTGCTGACCGCGCTACTGATCGCCCCAACACAGGCGAGGACCGTGGAGAGGTTCTCCACGATCCGCGCATTCACTGCATGGCCGGCGGCGGTGTTACCGGGCATGAAGGTCCCCGGCCACCCAGGCCACGATCCGTGAGCGGCGCTGCGTTGCTCGGTGCGACCGAGGAAGCGGGAGAGGAAACCCATCACACCGTCTCCACGAAGCGCCGCCGCTGGCTCGGCGTCATGAGACATGCACCCTCCGAACGCGCCTGCACGCTGGTTGCGGCGTAGGCAGGGAACGCTTGGACGACGCTGATCTCCACCAGTTCCACCGCGCGCAACTCGCGCCGATCTGGCGCGGGCCATGCTTCTGACTTCGGCCGGAAGCTGAAGCTCATGCCTCCGAGGTCGCGTCGCTCAGCGAGCGCCAGCACGTCACGACCAAGTTGGGTGTCTGGCACGTCGATCTCGAAGGCGAGCCCCCGCGAGTCCTCCGCCAGCCGGAGCGTGCCCGACCCGGTGCGCGCGAGTAGGCGCGAAGGGTCATGGTCCACCAGCGCAAGAACGTCGCCCCGCGCGTCGAGCGATGTGCGGAAGGCGCCAGCCTTGATGATCTCCGTGAAGCCACGGACACGCGCCGGACTGTCGAAGACGGCCGCATAGCCTTCCAGCTTGCGGCCTGCGGCGCGCAGCTCGATCGCCGCGCGCCACTCCAGCCCGTTCGGGAAGCGGGCTGCGGCCGCCATCACGCGATGTCCACTGCGGCCGAGAAGCTGGCCGCATGGCGCACTGCGAGGTCCATCGTCAGCATTGCGCGGACCTGCACGTTGCCCTTCGAGTAGGCGGTGCTCTCGAAGGGGTTCACCAGCACGTCAAGCTCCGACCAGTAGCCGAGAAGCAGGTCAGACCAGTTGCCGAAGATCAGCGCCGTCTTGTCGGTGCTGAGGGTGGTGGGGACGTTCGTCGTCCGCGCGCACGGGTAGCCCGCGAGGCTGTCCGGGCCTTCCATGATGTAGCCCGCACCAGCGTCGCCCGACTCCTTCAACGTCGAGCGCAGCTTCTTCACGACCTTGGGGTGGGTGAGGAACGCCGTCCCGTCGCTGTTGGCCGTCTCAACGTCCTCGATGAACTCCAGGACGTTCGCCCAGGTCGGCGTTCCGCTGGTTGTCACGCTGCCGATGCCCGAGACGTTGAGGATACCGCGCGGCTCGGGAGCACTGCCGGAACCGTTGATCGCGGCTCGATCGACCGCATCAGCGAGGATCAGCGCGAAGTCAGCGCGGACGAGGTTCTCCACATCCACAGACGGCTGCTGCAGCATGTTCCGGCTCAGCTCAGTGATGGCGCCGCAGTGCTTGGGGGTCAGGCTGACCTTGCGGAACTCGTGATCGCTCGGCGTGAGGCCCTGGTTCTCGTTCACCCATCCTGTCGTGGCCGAGGACTTCAGCGCCGGAACATCGAGGTTGCCCTGAAGACCCGTGAGGACGCGCGCACCGAGGCGACGGATGACCAGCGCCGCGCGCAGTCGATCTATGAACTGCGCACCGGCGAGGTCGGTCTGGATGAGGTTGGAGCCCGGTCCACCGGCCGGCGCGGTCGTCGTAAGGACGCGCTGTTCGACCGGCTCGTGGAACACGCTGATGGGCACCGCGATGCCCTCGAAGGGGCGTCCAGCGCGACGCGCGATTTCCTGCGACAGCTCGCGCTCGCGAGACGCATCCACGTTCAGCCCGGCTTGCGCGGCGATCGCGCGCACCAGGGAGAAGTTGCGAAGCTCTCGGTCGAGGTTGCGGTCACCCGTGCCGCCGTAGGGCTGGCCCTGCATCCGGCGCTCGGTGTCCTCGAGGACGGACTGACGCTGAATGCGCTGCTCCAGCGTGTCGAGGTCGGTCTTCAGTTCATCGAAGCGCGCGCGCTGCTCAGGCGAAAGGTCCTGATCGCCTGCCGCGTTGTTGATCTGGCGCATCTCCGCCGCGATGGCGGCGCGGCGCTCAAGCAGGGCACGAAGCGTTGTCATACACGGTCTCCTGGGTCTTCGGAGCCGTTGCGAGCGGCGGTACTGCGTTCTCTGCGCCCTTCTGATAGGCCGCGTGTATGAGGCTTAGCGCCTCATCAATGATTGCCTCACGCTCTGGACCGCCGTGAAAGAAGACACGGGCCTTCCGGTCGTAGGTGCGAGGCGGTCTGAGGAATGCCGTGCCGTCGTCCTTCACGCACAACATGAAGCCTCTGATGACGAGCGGGCCAAGCTGCAACGTGAGGCGCGCGAGCATGGTGCCGCCGCCTTGTGCCTCCGAGAGCCGGCAGGGTGGGGTGAGCAGACGCCAGCCGACGATGCGCGGCTGCTGGTTCATCGGCGCGTGTCGTCGCCGAGGTCTTCCAGCGCCTCCGAAAGCAGCGCACCACGCCGGCCCGCATTCAGCAGGTGCATCTTGACGATAGCTCGGAAGCGGCGCCGCTCATCGGGGCTCTTGAGGTTGCTGAACTCGTCGTTCGCGAGGGCCAGCAGACCTTCGAGCACGTCACCCAACGGAAGTCGGTATTCCAAGCCGAGCCGCTTCAGCCCTTCCATGACCTCAGGATCGGCTCGAAGCGTGGTGATCTTCTTTTCGCCCATCGCCAAGCTCTCCATCCAATAGGCGACGTATTACACGATAACACACCTTGTGTAAACGCCCGTGTTCCATGTCGGGCCGCGGCTCAGACCGCCAGCCAACCCACATTTTCGAAGGTCTGCGCGGGCGGCTCGCGCGCAGCGATGCCGACGGCGGACACGGCCGCAACAAGGGGGTCGATCCGGCCGCGTGCGCTCTCCTTCGACAACTTGCGGTTGCCCGCCGGGTCCATGTCCACCGCAGCGTTCGCGACGGCCCACCGCAGCAACGGGTTGCCGCCGTGGCGCAACTTTCCGTCAAGAACCAGAGCCTCGAAGGCTGTGATGGCTGGTGCCATGTCCCGGTAGCCGGCTCCGTGCGGCTTCAACGGAAGATGCAGCCCTTCACGGTCCAGGACCGCTTGCACATCCGACAAACCCCAGCGATCGCAGGCGATGCCCGCCAACTCCAAGCCGTCGACTTGCTGTGCGATCCAGGTCAGCAGCCACGGGCGGTCGATCGCGCGCCCCGGCATCTCTATGACCAGCCCGCGTGCCTGCCAGTCGCGGTAGGGCGCGCGGTCTTCACGCGCCTTCTCATCGAGCTTCAAGGCGGGCAGGAACGCCCACACGCGCAACAAGCCCGTCTCGGGCCAGTGTAGCGAGAAGGCAGTTAGGTCGGCCGCACCGCTCGAAAGGTCCAAGCCGCCATAGCAGGGGCCGCGCGCCTCGGCGTCGCCGCTGCATGCGTCCCAGTCGCCCGGCGCGATGAACCGATCATCGGCTTGCACAGGCTGGTTCAGCACATAGGCCCGGAATGACGACTCCATGCTCGGCAGACGGCGGGCCTTCTGCGCCTGCACGCGAATGTCCGCGATCCTCACATCATCGGCGTCTGGGTTCGCCAGTCGCCACGTTGCCTCGTCCCATGGGTCTGCATCGAGTGGCGCGGAATAGACTGCGCTTGTGAATGACGGATCGCTGATGGTGCCGTCTGCCACCTGCGCCGCGTAGCGAAGAAGCTCTTCGAGAGGGTTGTCAGGGTCGGGCGAGCGCGTCGAGATCGCGAACAGCAGCGGGTCGGCATGGGCGCCCTGGCCGGTCTGAAGCGCGTCGAGCAACTCGCGGCCGCGCCACTGTGCAAGCTCGTCACAGATAGCGAAGGTGGGGCTCAAGCCATGCGCCTTGCGGGCGTCAGACGACAGCGCCGCGAAGGTCGAGCCCGTCAACACATCCTCGGCAGTCTTGTTGAAGTCGCGGAACACTAGCCGGTCGGCTAGCTCGGGCTGCGCAAGCGCAAAGGCGCGCATCTCATTCCAGATGATCGCAGCCTGTTGCCGGTCAGCCGCCGCGCTGACCACCTGGCCGCGCGGAACCGCCTCGGGGCCGACCAAGTGACATAGGGCGAGGGCAGCACAGAACGTGCTCTTGCCGCCCTTCCGGCCCATGCTGATGACAGCGGTGCGCACCAGACGGCGGCGGTCGGGTCCCTCGGCGTAGATGCGCTGGATCATGACACGCTGCCACGGCCGCAGCCGCAGCTTCTGCCCTGCGTGCGCGCCGCTGGTGATGGTCAGGGACTCCAGCCATGAAATGACACGCTCAGGCCGCGTAGAAGCGTCCTGGCGACGTGGCTGGATCGTCGCCCGCGCCGGTGTGCCGGCGGGCGCCAGGGGCACGCGGACGGGTCGAGCGCCAGGGCCGCGCTTACCCATCGCTTCCCCGCCGGGCTACACCGTCTGGACTTACTTGAGAATGCTCCCCCGACCGGTCGGCAGCCCCACCTTGGAGACATTCGCGGCGGTCGTTCCACCAGTGCGTCGTGTCACGCGGCGTGCCGTCGGGATGACAGCCCACGGCTCGCGGCTCCGCGTTGCGACGCGCGCTGCGCCGGTTGTGGCACGAGGTGCATAGGCCGCGCAGGTTATGAAGCGCATCGGCCCCGCCCTGGCTACGCGGTACGATGTGGTCCGCATGCGTCGCGCGATCGCCGCAGCCCGGCGTTGTGCAGACTGGATCGCGGGCCAGACATGCGACGCGAAGACGATACCAAGTAGGCGAACGGTAGAACGGGTCACTCATGCCGCCCTCCATGTGCATGGAAGCGGCTGGCAGTACCCGTCGCGACTGGCAGTACCCGTCAGTACCCGTCCGCGCGAACCGACGGGTACTGGGAGAAGCCCAGGTATTCCCTGGGGTGGCGGGCGGCAGTACCCGTCAGTACCCGTTGGACCCGTATATTCTAAATCACCTCCAGGTGTAGTTGTCGCGTCGTCGCCGGCGACACGATACGCCTTCAATCTACCTCCAACCATTTTTCTTAACGGTGACGGGTACTGACGGGTACTGATGGGCTCAAACCCAGGGAATACCTGGGCTTCGCCCAGTACCCGTCCGCGCGAGCCGACGGGTACTGACGGGTACTGACGGGTACTGACGGGTACTGACGATCCGCGGTCAGAACGGCAAGTCATGGTCTTTCTCCACCTTCGGCGCCGCGTTCCCGCCTCGCATGAACCACTTCTTCCCGTTTGAAGACCGCGGTTCCCAGCCCAAGCGCCGCAGCACGAGGCCGACGCGCCGCTTCTCGCGTTCACCGACGCGGCCAATCTCGCAGCCGAGCGCGCCGAGAGCGACTTCCAGCGTCGTGACGCGCTCCTTGTCGCCGACCCATGTCGCGATCGGGTCTTCCCACTCGTCTTGCTCAATGCGCGCGTCTTGCTGTGGCCGCATGTTCTCGGCCTCGAACTCTGCATCCGGCCACCACGGCGCGCCGTTTCGGTAGAGATGCAGCGCCTCGGCGAATAGCTGGTCGCGGTCTCGTGCCAGTGCCTCGGTGTCGATGACGCCGACCGTCACCGGCCAGAACCGCCGGCCGCCTGTCTCGTCGCGTAGATAGGCGTCCTGATTGGTCGTGCCGATGAACACGCATTGCCGAGGTTCTTCGACCTCTTGCCGCCCGTACTTCGGCGTAAAGACCTCGCTCGTGCGCGTGACGAATGCCTTGAGTGCAGCACTCTCCGCGCGGCGCATCGCCGACAGCTCTGCTATCTCGATGATCCACTTCCCGCGAAGGTGCTGCGCAACACGCACCGCGTCGCGGTCGAGGTCTGGCAGGCCGTCCGAGAACCACGCACCGCCGAGGATGCGGCAAGCGGTCGATTTCCGCGCGCCTTGAGGTCCTTCCAGCACAAGCATGTAGTCCATGCGGCATCCCGGCACGAATACCCGCGCCACCATCCCCACGAGGAACATCGCGCCGATTGCTTTCGTGTAGGGGGTGTGGTCCGCGCCCAAGTAGGAATTGAGCCACCCGTGAACGCGCTTCTCACCGTCCCACCGCAGACCGTTGAGCCAGTCACGCACAGGGTGAAACACGCACTCGGAGACGCGGCGCTCGACCGCATGACGCGCGGTGTCGCTGCCGAGCGTCTCAAGCCCGGCGCGCTGCAAGTCCTCCAACAGTGCGAGTACGTCCTCATCCCTCAGACGGCGAAAGCCGTCGCCGTCGCGGATGACCGCCACACGTAGCATCTCGTCGTATCGGTATCGGTCCTTGAACCGCGAGTCCTCACGCAGCGCCACCAGCGCGTTATGCAGGTTCCCGCGCGGTTCGCCTCGCGCGCTTGTCTGGCACTTCGTCAGCCACGACGCCGACGCGCCGGTTGCGATTACCTCGGCGTCCTCCGCAAGGCGCTGTAGGGCCTCCCGCGTGCCCCCTGCCGCTATCCAGTCCGCCACGTCGCCCTTCGCTGGCAGGTCTGGCAGTTCCAGGACGCGCACGCGAGCAGCCACGCCGACGAGTTGTCGCGACACGAGCTTCGCGTGATTGCGTCCTGCATCATCGTTGTCGGGGAGGATCACCACGTCCCGACCGCGGAGCCACTGGCCGAAGCTCGCCTTCCACTTCCCCGCGCCGCCTGGGTTGCACGTCGCAACCAGCCCGAGGCGACGCAGCGCATCCACGTCCTTCTCGCCCTCAGGGACGAACACAGGATCAGCAGGCGGCGCGGCCAGTAGCTCAGGCAGCCGGTAGGGAACCAGCGCGACGCCTTTGACGCCCCAAGTCCATCCGCCAATGCCGTCCGGCCTGCGCTGCCGAAAGTCCTTCGGCTCGAAGCGCACGACCTGGAAGGTGAGCACGCCATCCGCCGAGTGATAGTCGTAGGTCGCTACGATGTTGCCGAGTGGCTGGCGGGACGAATGCGCAGGGGCAATGTCGGCGCCGAATGCGTCTCGTAGCCACTCCCATGCCTCGCCGTTCACGTGCCCCGTGCAGCGCGTGACGAGAGCGAGCACGCCGCCGCCTGAGTTAGTCTCGTGATCGAACCACGTCCCTTTCTTCTGCCCTGCGATCTGAACGGCGATGCTGCCTCGGCTGCCGAAGCGCAGTTCGTCGCGACTCGATAGGGCCTCGTTCGGTTCTCCGAGCAAGCGACGTGCAACGGGCTCGATGAACGAGGCGAGGTCGAGGTTGTCACGCAT